GTCAGGGGAAGACAGGTATTCACGCAACAAAAAAGCCACTCCGTATGAAGTGGCTTAATCGTTTGAATCTCAAACTAAAATCTGGTGGCCCTTGCTGGACTTGAACCAGCGACCAAGCGATTATGAGAGCGTTGCGCAGGATAGTGAAAACAATGAGTTACCATATAAAACAGTGTCTTGCGTGCTCAATGCTAATCAATGTTACTCAGTATTCCCGTTCTGCTGAGGCAATTTTGAGGCAATTTTTGCCATGGGGTTGAAGTGGAGTGCTTCTTCTAAGTGGTCAGGGGAGAAATGAGCATATCGCATAGTCAGCTTTATATCGGTGTGGCCTAAGATGCGTTGAAGCACCAAAATGTTACCGCCGTTCATCATAAAATGAGACGCGAAGGTGTGACGCAGAACGTGAGAAAGTTGACCAGCGGGTAGCTCAATTTCACTCCTCTTAATTGCAATCCGGAATGCCGCATAACACTCAGTAAAAACCCTGCCTCTATTCTTAGGCAATTGCTCATACAGTTCATTGCTAATAGGGACTGTTCTATTTTTCTTACCTTTGGTTTTTGTGTAGGTAATTTTCCCAGGATTAATTTGGGTGCGTGTTAAATTTTGCGCTTCAGACCATCGTGCGCCAGTAGAAAGGCAGACAGTGACGACATTAATTAAATTACGCCCGCCAACTTCATCGCAGTAGAAAAGTAGTTTTTCTATTTCTTCCGTAGTGAGATAAGCCATCTCACTTTCATCGGTCGTAAAAGCTCTAATATTCTTTAAAGGGTTTTCACCCTTCCATTCTTCTAATCGGCTTAATTCATTAAAGCAGGCAAGAAAGTAGGCCAGCTCTAAATTCATCGTGCGCGGGCTTACAATGGCAACGCGTTTAGACCTTGGAAACTCGCCTTTAAGTCTTTTCTCGCGATAGCTACCAAACATCTTTGCTGAAAATTCAGTTGCCAGGGGTTTTCCCATACATTCATAGGCGTGGTGCATGGCTTGCTGGCGTCTTTTGCCATCGTCCAGTGTTACGCCGTGTAAGTCATACCACTTGTCTATAAGGTCTTTTAAGGTGCGCTTATCTTCGTTATCACCAAGCCAAGGTTTTGCAGCTGCTTGATCAAGGTGATGGCGCTCAAAGGCCAACGCCTCGCCTTTAGTCATGAATTTCTTGCGGTGACGTTTTCCGGCAGCTCTACCGTTGGGATAAAAGTCTAACTGCCACTCGCCCGAAGCTAATTTTTTAACGCCCATGATTACCGTTAGAGACTTTCAAATTTGTTAATGATTTTCCCGATAACTTCAACATCATCGATCTCACAGTCAAAGGTTGAACCCATGCCGCTCACTCTGATTTTTTTCACTGGGATTCTGATTAGGTCGCGAACCGTTACTTTTCCTTCCAGATTAATAAGCCACTTCCCGTCATGTACCTCTGAAAAGCCCTTATCGACGACATACTGAGTTTGTTCGTGCAGAACGACCATAGGGGTTTTAGGTTTCGGCGCTTGAGGGGGAAACATCGACTTATCAAACAATATGCTGCCGAGTTCAAACATCTGCCCATCCACTAATTTAAAGTGCTGGAAGCTAAGAGCCTCAATTGCGCCGTCGTCATATTTTTTGCCCGTGCCGAAAGCCAACCATTCAAGCCGTATACCTGTTTCTGCCATGCACTGAACCACTAAATCAGCTGGAAAAAAATCACGTTTGTAGCGCATAGACATACTGCTGCTTGTGATTCCTATGTGCTGTGCGAGGGCGAGCCTGGTAGTGAAGCCGTAAGCCTCAACGATCCTTTCAATAACAGCCTTGCCGCCCTTTTCAAAGTTGATATGTAGCTTCACGTGACATTTATCCTTGCAATGTAGTGTCAGGCTGTCGTAACATCCTGGGTGTTGATTGGGTCAACATTGATTAGTATTGAGTAGTATTGAGCAACTTGGAATGATGCCTTATGCGCCCTAACATTACAATTACCATCCCTACGCCTTACCTGCCTTTGGCAGAATACTGCCGTATCACGGGCACCCCCATCGGTACAGCTCGCCATATGGTCGAAGACGGACGCCTACCTATCAAAGCGAAATCGACCAAGGGCGGCGCAGTCGAAATCAATATGGCTGCTCTGACTGTGCAAGCTCTAAGTGAATGTAGCGTGTCGCTTTCCGTTAATTAATCATGCCTTATTCAAAAGGAGTGAACATGTTTGATTTTCAGGTTTCCAACCAGCCGCATTTTGATAACGCATGCCGCGCTTTTGCTGCGCGTCACAATCTGTCAAAACTGGCTCGCACTATTGGAATGAAAGAACAAACCCTGCGTAACAAGCTGAATCCTGATCAGGTGCATCAGCTTACTGTCATTGAAATTGCTGTAATTACTGACGCCACCGAAGACGCAACCCTGATTGATGGCTTGCTGGCACAGATGAAATGTATGCCCGCTGTTCCGGTTAATGAATTAGCCGAAGAGAATATTGCGACTTACACACTTCACGCCACCGTTGCCCTGGGTTCGGTTGCTGCGGGTGCGGCATCGCCGGAACGGCAGACACGTCAGGTTAAAAACTCAATTATCGAAAGTGTAAATGCTGGCATTCGCCATCTTTCGCTGATTGGTTTAGCGATGCAGGGGCGTGTTGAAGCTTCTCCCGCGCTCGCCTCTGTTGTCGGCGCTGTCGCAAATGTTGCCACTAATGGGATGGTCTGAATATGCCGATCTCAATTGCTCCGCTGCTAAAACAGCAAAGCCCTTCACGTCATTTCGGTCACGGTTGCATTGAGCTACCAGGCGGAAAGCGTTGGAGTCCATCAATTTTAAAAGCCACTGCCCCACAGGCTGTGAGAAATACAAAGCCGCTTTTAAAGCGCCTGTTTAGTTGAGGTGTTTATGTTTTTAGGAAATGAAGAACATATTCAGATAGGCAAAAAGCATCTTTCTAAAATTAAAGAGATGTTGGAACACAAAAAGAATGTAGCGCAGGAAACATTTGATAGTCAGCCGCTGCATATGCGTAAAACAATCTGCTTTCATGCTGGCCTGAAAAGCCGCCATGTTGAAATGAAGTTTGCAGAATTAACGCCGACTGAAAGGCATCAAGTGGTTGCGGCGCTAAATTCTTTACTGGGATTAACTGAGACCCTGCCGAAATTTATCAGTGAAGACGATTGCAGAATAAATATTAAGCACTAACCCGAATTCAAATTAACAGGCGTAAACCCGCCGGGCATTTTTTTGCCTAAAAACAGGAGTTTTACACATGAAAGAAATGATTAATAAATCCCGAATCGGCTTTGCTGGTTTGCCTGTTGTCGGTTTTGATATGGGTTCGGCTGAGGGTGATTACACCGGTGAGCTGACCTTAATGCTCAATGCTGCACGTAATGAAGAACGTGGCAATCGTGCGCAGGTGTTTGCCTCCCGCCTGGAAGCTATCGCATGTTTCATCATCCAAAAAGAAATGACCGGAATCGAAGCTGCCGAAGCATTACGCCAGGAAGCCATCCGCATTCAAAATGAAGCGGGAGACCTGCACTAATGATGAAACATGAAGAAGCCACGCCAGAAATGGCGGAAGCAATGGCAAAGCGCATTGATATCGATCTGGCGTTCACCATCATCCCTAAAAAGAACGGCGACCTGATTCTGGCTGAAATCAAGACGGATAAAGAAACCCGTACTCAGTATTGCTCCACGCTGGCTGTGTTTCAGTTGAGGTTTTCCCTCGCTACCGAATTCATTAATCGCTGTGTTGATCGCGCTATATGGGCTAAGAAAATCACCAGCGCGGCATCAATGCGCAATGAGTACAGCCGCGCTGCTGATCTGGTATTTGCTGCCCTGGTAAAACTGCAACAGCCGGAGGTGTCACATGGCTGATGTCATTGATACCGCCCAGGAACGTGCAGACCTGATTCTGGCTGCACAAATCCAAGCCGCCCGCGCCCCTGTTGCGGGTGTTTCTGCAATGTTCTGCCTGGACTGTGACCGACCTATTCCCGAAGAACGCCGCGCAGCTCTGCCAGGTGTTGAGCTGTGCGTGTATTGCAAAGAACTTGCTGAACTCAATGCCAAACATTATCGAGACCACCAATGATGATTTTATCGGTAGTACTGATCGCGCTCGCGGGTATAAATGCCCGCTTTTTATTCTTAGATATTAAAGGCGGCATGTAATGGAACAAATGCGCACTATGCTGAAATGGGCGGGTTCTAAAGTCCGCGTCATGGATATTTTAAAACAACATCTGCCAGTAGGTCGTCGGTTGGTTGAGCCGTTTGCGGGTTCCTGCTCTGTAATGATGAATACCGATTATGACGAATATCTGATTTCAGATATTAATGCTGACTTAATCAATATGTATAACATCATTAAAAAAGAGCCAGAAGAATTTATATTTGCTGCAAAGGAGTTTTTCAAAGTAGCTAACATAGAAACTACTTATTATGACGTCCGGCATACCTTTAATTTAAATCCATCCTGCCTTTTTACGCACGCGGTTATTTTTCTTTATTTGAATCGCCACTGTTATAACGGTTTATGTCGTTATAACCTTAGCGGTGACTTTAATACTCCTTATGGGAAATATAAAAAAGTCTATTTCCCCGAAGCCGAAATCCGTGCATTCGCCGAAAAAGCGAAGCGGGCAACTTTCATCTGCTGCTCTTTTGATGAAGCCCTGGCAATGGTTCAGCCTGGTGACGTTATTTATTGTGATCCGCCGTACCTGCCTGCGTCTTCTTCCGCAAATTTCACAGGCTATGCCCCCGCCTGTTTTGGCAAGCTTGAGCATGAGCAACTGAGTGCCAACTTGCTCGCACTGGCTGAGCGCAGCTATCCCGTGATCGCGTCGAACTCAGACACCCGTGAATCCCGTGGCTTGTACGGCAATTTTAAAATCGTCTCGTTTGATGCCCCACGTTCTGTTGGCGCTGCTGCTGGCAGCATTAAATCCGCCCCTGAAATTATTGCCAAAATTACCCCAGAAAAACCGCAATACCTTCCTCTGGTTCACCAAGAAGAATCGGAAGGAGCTGAATGATGAAAGCTTCAACAATTGATTCAATAAAAGGGTTTGTTGCCGCCCGTCATGAAGGTCATGACGTCAGGGCAATTCTGACGCTTGAAACTGCTGAATATCTCCTTGAGGTATTTGAGCGCCTTAATAGTGCTGAGGCAGAACTCGCAGCAATCAAGGCCTCTGGTTGCAGCGTTAGCAAGGCTTCAATTAAATGCATGTAAGCCGCTTCACTCCCCAAATTGAAACGCCCGAAGCCTGGGCGTTTTCCTGGAACAAACCACGCCAGGCCGTTTCTGGCCTGGAAAGACCGCTTACCCGTGATGAATACGATCAGGGGCAAGCTGTTTTAATCAGAGTAAAAAACCTCTCTACCGACCTGCGGGAAATTTTCACAGGCCGTCATGCGCATCTGCTGAAAACCCAGGGCATCCACGCCGCCAATAAATACCTGGTTTATACCCTTGGGCGCAGCATTCTGCCGCGTGTGGATGCAGTCAATTCAGCGCATGAAATGAATCTTCATGCTTCCATAAAATTCATGTCTGAGGCAGACACCTATCATGGCCTGCCGAGCATGAGCGACAAACCGCTGCGCCGGTTCGCGCAGGATATCGCCGGACAACTGAAAGAAATCTATGAAGACTATTGCGATCAATTGCTGGAAGAAAACGGCGGAGATAATACAGCGCTTTTCTCAGCTTTCACGCAAGGCCACCTATACGGTGAAATCGCCGGAATGGCTCGCGCTTTCAACGTCACGCCGATGTACTGGAAGAAATACTGCAAAGGTAAATTAGATGCGGTTTCCGCAATCGCCGGTATGTCACGTTTGGTTAATCCGGATTGGTGGTTAAGTCAGTTGAAAGGCCAGCGCACCCGCTGGCGTGAGTCTTTGCTGATCGCCATCGGCAAGGTAAACCGCGACTCTTCCCCATATGCCAGTAAGCAGGCTATCCGTGAAGTACGTGCGCGCCGTCTGTCGAATCTCGATTATCTGAAAAGCTGCGACCTGGAGAACATCGAAACCGGCGAGCGTTTCAGTCTGATCGACAAAGTGATGGCGAGTATTTCAAACCCTGAAATCCGCCGCATGGAGTTAATGAGCACGATCGCCGGCACCGAAAAATATGCCGCTGCAAATGGCGACGTCGGCATGTTCCTGACCATCACCACCCCTTCTAAATATCACCCGACGCGCATGGTGGGTAAGGGCGATAAAAAGCGCGTTCAGCGAAATCACTCCTGGGACAAAGAAGCCTATACCCCGAAAGATGCTCAGCGTTATCTGTGCGGGATCTGGAGCAAAATGCGCACCGCGTTCAAGGATAGCGGTCTGTCTGTTTACGGGATGCGCGTTGTTGAGCCTCACCACGACGCGACACCGCACTGGCACATGATGTTATTCACTAAGCCCGCCATGCGTCAGCGGGTGATCGATATCATGCGCAAATATGCTTTGAAAGAAGATGGTGACGAACGCGGCGCTGCAAAGAATCGTTTTGACTGCAAGCATATGAACCGTGGCGGTGCGGCTGGCTACATCGCCAAATACATCGCCAAAAATATCGACGGTTACGCCCTTGAAGGGGAACGTGATAAAGAAACAGGTGAATTACTTACAGAAGTTGCCGCCGCTGTAACCGCCTGGGCAGCTACCTGGCGTATTCCTCAGTTTCGCCCTATCGGCCTGCCTACCATGGGTTCATACCGTGAGTGTCGCCGTATCCGCTCCATCAGTCTGTCTGAAACCTTTGACGAAGAAGTGGAAGCCGTTCGCGCTGCTGCTGATGCCGGTGACTTTATGGCGTACATGTCAGCCCAGGGCGGTGCAAATGTGCCTCGCGACGATCAGACTGTGCGCGTAGCCCGCCGCGTTGCTGACGAGTTGAATGCCTACGATGAAGAAGTGAAAAAGGTTGTGGGCATTTTTGCGCCTCACCTCGGCGACTCCCGCGTTTATGAAACCCGTACAACTCAATGGCGCATCGTTTCTTCCGCTGTTGACGTTGAGGTTTTGACCGTAAAAAGCGCCTCCGGCGCGCCTCGGAGTCCTGTCAATAACTGTGGGTTAGGCGGAAAGAAAGCCGCCGCAAATGCGCATGATAGTCAGGCTGGGAGCGACGCTACAGCGATCATTTCTGCCAAACAACCGGTAATTGACTGGACAGACACAGCCGCCGTGAGGGCGATTGTGGCACGCATAAGGGAAGAAACACCGCGAGTTAGCAAGGCGCAGAGAAGTTTTGACCCAACAAAAGGCCGTGATGTTGCCCCGTCGGCAAGATTGACGGCAGAAGAACGGGCCCGCTTGCCGGAAATCGCACGCGAATTGATGAAACACAACATCACGGCGGAACGCTGGGAACTGGAAGCGTTAAGCCGTGGGGCGAAAATCAGCTTTGGTGATCAGGTCATGAGCTTTGAACCGCTGCCGGATTGGGCTGAATTTGAATAATGCGTATCGAGCACAGTCATATCTGACTGTTCTGGCCAGCGCCTGGTAACACAGTCAAATCTGACTGTACTGCAGATATTTTCGGGAGTGGATTTTGGGATACTTAGGAAGCAAGGCCGCAAGTGGTGCCTATCAGGCGATTATCAGCCAAATGCCACCGCATGATTTATACATTGAAACGCACCTGGGCGGCGGCGCTGTCATGGCACGCAAACCGGCAGCTCCGGTAAATATTGGTGTCGATATTGATCCAATTACCCTGGCCTGTGCAGCGGAAAAATTCGGTGATGATGTCCAGTTGGTTAACGCTGACATCCTCAGTTTTTTAGATACCTTTGATTTCTCACCGTACAAATCCCCGCTGTTATACGTGGATCCGCCCTACCTGCCAGAAACACGTACCAGTTCGGCGCGCTACCGGCATGAATACACCCGCGCAAATCACATTGAACTGCTCGACGCGCTGAAACAAATCCCGGCTGCTGTCATGATTTCTGGTTATCCGTCTGAGCTTTACGATTCTCTTTTGTCAGGTTGGCGCAGCATTCGTTTCCAGGTCATGACCCGTGGTGGGGTCAGAACAGAACAAATCTGGATGAATTTTCCAGAAGGCGATGCATATTGCGCAACATTCGCCGGTAGTAACTACCAAGAGCGTCAAAGGATTAAGCGAAAAGCTGAAAGATGGAAGGCCAACTATGCCGCTTTGAGTTGTGCGGAGCGATTAGCAATTTTGTCGGGGATGTTGTCTGTTCATGATTGAATGGATCTTCTTCGTCTAATTCGGTCAATAGGATGAAACTTAATAACATATAGATTTTTATGGAAATTATAAGCAGATGATTTTATAGTACTGGATAAATAAACAGTGATTTTTTTGGGGGGAGAGATGGATTTTTTAGAGGAAACGTCAGTTTTGTTGGAGCGCATATCTTTGATTGCAAAACTTTCTGCTCGCGTCCAATGCGATAAAGCGGAGAGGGAGATGGTGGCTATATGGATTTCAGAACTGGCAGCGGCAGCACAAGATGAATTGCTGAAAGTGATCTTTGACGTAAACGCGCCTGGGAAAATTCACTGATTTCTTAGTATGGGGTGATGAGTGAACCATGCATGCATTATGCGCATGGTTTTGCATGATCCCGAAAGGATCAAAAAATGCCTGATCGCCCCTCTGGCTGGGCTTGGCAGCAATCTGAGTCATGCATTAAAAACAGTGAGTCAAGTCAGAAGCGGGCAGGCGGGTAACATTGCGCGCGCCGAGGTGCAGCGAAGCAGAAAATGGCGCAGCCTGTGATGCGCTGAGCCATTTTCTCACTAAAAACGGATTGTGGTGTTATTTCGCGCCGGTCAATGCTGCGTGGCTCTGAGGCGTTCGTGTGGCGTGGGGTAGGTGTGAGCTTTGAGAGAGTGCTAAAGCCCCGTGTCGCAGGGCTTTGCGATATCACTCTGGTGTAAGTTCGTAAGGGGTAAATCTGATCACCTCCTTCCCAAACCAGGCATTTAATTCTTTAAACCGTTCCTGCAACGGCGTCAGTTCGTTACGGACAAACACTTGCGACGCCTTAACCGAATCACCAAACCCGCCGCTGTTCTCCGGGATAATGCCCATCATCTGCGGTGGGACGCGGTGCGCGCACAGCAAATCGTTCTGGCTGGCTTTCTTGATGTTGAAGAAATCGTCTTTCGTCGCGACTTCACTCAGCGGCAAAATTTTGATCCCGTCCGGCTTGCCGTTCGGCGCGTACATGAAAAGATTGCGGAAGTTGCCCAGCCCTTTCGTGTCCCGCATCGCTTTACGCATCTGATCGATGTCCGAGCTGCTTTGTGCTGCGTCGGTCATGTACAGAATATATCCGGCATGCGCGCCGTTCTGATAGTACTTGCGGCGGAACAGCGTGGCGGCCTCATTCAGCCAGGCAGAATTCAGGGCGCTGAGATATTCCGGCAGGCCGTAAAGTTCCTGATTAATATCCGGCTCAATCAGATGAAACACGCTGCCCGTTTCAAACTGGTGCGCTTCTTTCCATTGCTGCACAAACCAGTAGGTATCTGGCTCCACGCCGCGCCGCGCATATTTGGCGGGGACGGTTTTCATCACTACGGCGTCGCCGAGCTGGTTGCGGATCACTTCTAAAAACGCATTCCCGAACACCAGGTAATCCAAGGCAAACCGGCTGAATTCCTGCTGTGATAACAGCGGGTGCGGGACAAAGGTCGAAGCCAGAATATTACGCTTAACATACAGCGACGAACTGTGGTGAACCGCAGCGCGCAAAGTGCGAGCCAGTCCGTCAAAGCTGACCGGCGGCTCATACCACTGGCCGTTACCGATGCATTCGATGTAATCCAGAATTTCACGACGGTCTAAAACCGGCGTCGGGTCGCCAAAGCTGAACGCCTCCGCGCCGCTGGTTTGCTGTGCCGTTGCCGTGACTGTGGTTTGTGCCGCTTTGCGGAATTTGCGCTTAGACATGTTGCTTACCCATAATTGAGTCGCTACGTCCAGGCCACTGGCACATGAAAAGCATGTTGAATGCATTTTCAGTGTGCTTGTTTTTTATTCTGTCTAAATCAAAAAGAGCAAAGCCGTCGTTGATAGCGTCAACAGCCGTCACACTCTGCCGCCAAATGCCGTCAATTTCTTTTACTCCACCAAAAGAGAAAAAGCGGTGCTCTGCTACAGGTTCGATAGATGCCCCTTCCCATAAGCGACCTGCTTCAAGTGAATAACTGGCGGAAGAATAAAATGTACGGCGATAGTCGTCATGACTCGCTAATACGCAGGTTTTATTTGTTAAGTCAGAAAGATGCTCCGACCAGGCAAATTCTGAGAAATAAGCGTTGCCACATTTACCGGCTAAATAAGTTTCATTGTCTATGAACTCAATTCTGCAACCGCCGCTAAAAGTTAAATCCTGTAGTTCTGAAACTTTTACGCCTACAGACTGGAGGTGAGCGACAACATAGGCGCGGGCAATTTCCGCCTGATCCGGGGTATCCGCAACGAAATATTGATTACGGGCATTAGTTAACACATCAATCAACGCCTCCAGTGAAAACGTCCAATCCGCTCCAATCTGCCTGCATTTAGTGATCATGCGATTGCGATGATACAGGCCAGCATTCAGCCAATTACGCTGATAGCTGAAAAGTTCGGTGGAGACTTTCGCCTGCAATGCGGCAATTTGTTTCGGTGTAACCTTAATTGGCTTCATTAGTAAAACTCCAGGATGTTAGGGCTTTGGCCGCCGTTTGCGGCGGTCAGCGGTTCGTTAAGCAGTGCATGCATGATTGCCCAGGCGACATCTGCGTGGCTGGCTTCCTCGCTGCGGCTGGCCTCGTAGGTGGAGCGGCTGCCGCTGGCGGTCATGGTTTTGCGGATCGCCATGAACGACGAGGTGATGTCTTTGTGGTTGGTGTCGTACTCCAGGCGTCCGGAGGTGATGGTGTCTTTCGCTTTCAACACCATTTTTGTTTTCGTTTCCGGGCTGTAGCGGATTTCCATTGCGGCGGGGAAGAACTGACGGACAAGCTGGAACACACCCTGACCGATACCGGTGGCATCAATGCCGATATATTCCACGCAGTAGCGTTTTGTTAATTCTTCAATGCTTTTCGCCTGGGCGGCAAAATCCATGCCTTTCCACTGGTGGCGTTCCAATACGCGGAATTTGCCGCCGTCCACCAGAGGCGGAGCCAGTACGACGCAGCCCGCGCTGTCGCCGGTGTGTGACGGGTCGTAACCAATCCAGACGGCGCGATAACCAAACGGACGCATGGCAAACGGGCTGAAATCCTGCCATTCCTCCGCGCTTTCCACCATGCAGCGCTGCAGCTCGGCGAACGGGAACACCGACGCCTGATCGTCTACAAATTCGCACATGAACAGGTTGCGGAAATCCTCGGCGCTGTTTTCCCGTTTCAGCGTGTCAATATTGAACAGGGTGCAGCCACCGGCTAACGCGTCCTCAATGGTGACGATTTGCCGCCATTGGCCATCTTCACAAAGCCGCCCTTTCGCCAGGGCGTGATGGCCAATATCCAGCTCAATTCTGTCGTTCGGGTTTTCCCGCCCCTTGTTAAACAGTTCACCCGACCAGAACGGGTACGCGCCGTGCGTCAACGCTGACGGGGTGGAGAAATAGGTGGTGCGCAGATGTTCCTGCGACGCCATGCCGCTGGCAACTTTGCGCAACTTCTGGAAGTTCGGTATCCAAAAAATTTCATCCACGTACAGGTCGCCGTTATGGCTTTGTGCGGTGTTGGAGTTGGTGCCTAAGAAAATCAGCTTCGCGCCGTTGTTGCCGATCACAATCGGGTCGCCGGTCAGTTCGACACCGGCGAGGCGGGCAAACTGAATGATGTATTCACGAAACACGTAAGCCTGGGTTTTACTGGCTGACAGGAAAATCTGGTTGTGGCCGGTTGCCAGGGCGCGCAATAACGCCTCCCGTGCAAAGAAAAACGTTGCGCCAATCTGACGGGATTTCAGGATGTCACGGATCCGATGTTTAAGCCCCGCGTCGTACCACACGCGCTGATACTGGAAGCACTGAGCCAGAAAAATATCCTCCAGTTTTTCCAGCGCCTCGTCACTGAAATAGTTCTTTGTCGGCTTCTTGCGGTCGCCTTTGTTGCGGTTGGCAACGTTCGGATTTAAATCCGCCTCATTCCCGCTCTGGCTGTAGCGGTTCACCCGTGCCAGGCGCTCAATCATCCGGCCTAACGCATCAATCTCTTTGTAATCCGCATTCCCCTTCACGTCCTTAGTGACGAGCTGAATTAAACGCGCCTCCAGGCTGGACTCCACGCGGGTAATCGGCGCGGCGTTCTCCCACGCGTCGCGGGTTTTCCAGCTCTGCACCGTCGGTATTTTTTGGGTTAGCAGTTCCGCAATCTGACGCACAGAAAACCCCTGCCAGTAAAGCAGTGCCGCCTGTCGCCGTGGGTCGCTGATGATGGTTGAGTTTGTCATTTTCATGACTGCCACGTTAACGGGCGGCACGCTGATTTTCCTGCTGCCCACGTTGTGCCATCGAGCATCAACCTGCATCGGCTGGCGGTGTCGGGCGTGTGTCTGGAAACTTGGACTCCTCAGCAGCACACACCGACTGGAGTCAGAAAATGGCAATGGCAACAAAAGCAAAGCGCTTTCGCATCTGCACCGAAGGGGCAACCACCGACGGACGCGAAATCACCCGCGAGTGGATTGAACAGATGGCGGCGACCTATGACCCGAAGGTCTACGGCGCACGCATCAACATGGAGCACATCAAGGGCTATTTCCCTGACAGTGCGTTTCGCATGTACGGCGATGTCACCGGCGTTTACGCCGAAGAAGTGGCAGACGGTGCCCTAAAAGGCAAGCTGGCACTGTATGCCGATATCGACCCGACGCCTGATTTAGTGTCAATGGTGAAAGCCCGCCAGAAGGTTTACACCTCCATCGAAGTGAACCCCTCGTTTTCCGACACCGGCAAAGCCTACCTGATCGGCCTGGCCGTGACCGACAGCCCCGCCAGCCTCGGCACCGAGTACCTGCAATTCAGCGCGAAGGCACAGCAAAACCCGCTGGCGAGCCGCAAACAGGATGCCGGAAACCTCTTTACCGCCGCCGAAGAAACGGCGTTCGAGTTCGTGGAAGAAGCACCGGCAGCCCCGTCGCTGTTCTCCCGCGTGAAACAACTGCTTTCCAGCAAATCCACCTCGGATGATGCCCGTTTTAAAGACGTGCATGACGCCGTGGAAGTGGTGGTGGCGCACGTCGAAACCGGCCTGAAAGCCACTGATGAAAAGCTGTCCACGCTGCAAACCTCACTGACGGAACGCCTCAACACGCTGGAACAAACCGCGAAAGATGACCGCGAACAGTTCAGCGCGCTGAAAGGCAAGCTGGAGAAGTCCGCGCCGCAGAGCTACACGCAGCGCCCCGTTTCAAGCGGCGGCGGCAAGGGTGATGCAGCTAATTTCACCGACTGCTAAGCACAACGCTCGCGATTAACCCGTTAACCCATTTGGATAAAAACGCATGAAACAAACTACCCGCTTTAAATTTAACGCCTTCCTGTCCCGTATTGCTGAGCTGAACTCGGTGGACACCGGCGACCTGAATAAAAAATTCAGCGTAGAACCGTCGGTGACGCAGACGCTGATGACCCGCGTGCAGGAGTCCTCTGCCTTCCTGCAGATGATTAACATCATCCCGGTGGATGAAATGAAGGGAGAAAAGGTCGGCGTCGGCGTGTCCGGCTCCATTGCCAGCACGGCAGACACCAGCGGCACCGGTGAACGCCAGACGGCTGATTTCAACACCCTGACCGCTGAGGGTTATGAGTGCCGCCAGACGAACTACGATTTCCATTTCCGTTACGCCACGCTCGATCTCTGGGCGCGTTACCAGGATTTCCAGGCGCGTTTACGTGACGCCATCGTGAAACGCCAGGCGCTGGATCGCATCACCATCGGCTTTAACGGCGTTGAGCGTGCGGCAACGTCGAACCGCACCAAAAACCCGCTGTTGCAGGACGTGAACGTGGGCTGGCTGCAAAAGTACCGCAACAATGCACCGGAGCGCGTGATGAGCAAAATTCTCGGCGAGGATGATGCCGTGATTTCCGAGACCGTTCGCGTCGGTGCCGGGGGTGACTTTGAGAACCTGGACGCGCTGGTGATGGATGCCACCAACAACATGGTTGACCCGATTTATCAGGACGATACCGGCCTGGTGGTGATCTGCGGCCGTCAGCTGCTGGCAGACAAGTATTTCCCGCTGGTGAACAAGGCGCAGGAGAACTCCGAAAGCCTGGCGGCGGATATGATTATCAGCCAGAAGCGCATCGGTAACTTACCGGCGGTGCGCGTGCCCGGTTTCCCTGCCAATGCGTTCATGATCACCCGCCTGGATAACCTGTCCATTTACTGGATGGATGGTTCACACCGCCGTCACATCGAAGAAGTGCCAAAGCGTGACCGCATCGAAAACTACGAATCCATTAATGAGGATTTCGTGGTGGAAGACTATCGCGGCGGCTGCCTGGTCGAAAACATCCAGCTCGGCACCTTTAAAGACGTTAAGCCTGAATCAGCGCCTGTTGCTGAGCCTGAGTCAGCGGAATAAAGGGGACATAACATGATTAGCCCTTGCCGTCGTCACATGTTGCGACAGTCCGCCATCATCGCCGCACAGCAGGCCGCCGGTCAGTTGACCCATGCCACTGGCTACGAACTGCAAATGCAAAAGCTCAATGCGGATAAACAGGCGCTGCACAAGATCCAGTCCTTCCAGGACAAGGCTGCGTTAAAACGCAAGCTGTTGCCGGAATACGCCCCGTGGGTGTCGGGCGTACTCGCCGAAGGGAATGGCGCACAGGATGCCATCCTGATGACCGTCATGATCTGGCGTATTGACGCCGGTGATATTGCCGGTGCGCTGAACATTGCCCGTTACGCCTTTAAGCATCGGCTCGCAATGCCGTTCGGCACCCGCACGGCGGGCTGTGCCTTCACGGAGGAAGTGATCGACCAGGCTGTACGTGCTCGCACCGCCGGTGAACCCGTCAGCATCGACCTGATGCTGGAAGTGCTGGAACTGACTGACGCTGAGGATATGCCCGATAAATTGCGTGCGCAGTTGCACAAGATTATCGGCTATCTCTACCGCGACGGCGGCAAGGACACGTTAGCCCTGGAACGTCTGAAAAGTGCCTTGATTCTCGACGGCAAATCAGGCGTAAAAAAAGACATTGAGCGCCTGGAGTCTGCCATTAAAAAGGCGTCCGGCAGCTAAAAAGCATGCGCCCCGCGCAGGGCGGCACGCCAGCCGAGACCGGTCTTTGACCGCGTTCGACGCTGGCGTCCACCGCCCCCATTCAGAGGTCATTATGTCTCTTGTTGTACCTGCACCGAAACCGGACGCCGCGACGGAACCCGCGATTAAAAATACCCACTTTTGGCCGGATGTGGATCCGGTTGAGCTGCGCGACACGCTGCGGCTGGAGGGCACCGTCACGGCAAAACGCCTGCGCGCCGCCGCAAAGTTTGCTATGACCGAAGTGAACGCCGAGCTGTTCAGCTTTCGTGATGCGCAGATTTCGCAGGGCTTTACACGCCTGGCGGATGTCCCCGCCGATCAGATTGATGACGAAAGCGTGAAGGTCTGCGCCTATCAGCGCGCCGTGGCGTCTATTGCGGCGGCCTTTCTGGCGGAGCGTTACCCGAATAACGACACCACCGATAAAGGCAGTCAAAAGGCCGAAATCGTGGAAAGCACGGTGGATGATTTATGGCGTGACGGGCGCAACGCGATCAGCGACGTCGCCGGTGTGTCTCACTGCATCATCGGGCTGCTCTGATGAAAGTCACTGCCGAACAGGGCGACACTGTAGATTCGCTCTGCTGGCGATACTACGGGCGCACGGAATCGGTCGTTGAAAAAGTTTACGCGGCTAACGTTGGCTTAGCCGCACAGGGGGCAATCCTGCCCCATGGCTACGCGGTGGAGCTGCCGGACATAAGCCTGCCCGCAGTCAGTGAAACCGTCTCACTTTGGGACTGATGACCATGGAGCGCATCACCTCGTTTATCTGTTATTGCATTGCCGTGTTTCTGGCCTGGCTGGGGGGTATGTCTTATCAGGATATCGCCTTTCTGGTCGGTGCAGGCGTCGGCGTCGCCACCTTCCTGGTGAACTGGTACTACCGGCGCAAAACGTACCGCCTGCTTAAAACCATGGGCGTCAGAGGGGACATTAATGCAGCCATCAATCGTTAGACGCTGCGCCGTCGCCGCCGTTCTGGCAATTGCCGCGCTGCTGCCGCAAACGCCCACGTTGAAAACGTCCGCCGCCGGTCTGGCACTGATTGCTGATTTTGAGGGCTGCCGCCTGTCCGCCTATCAGTGCAGCGCGGGCGTCTGGACAAACGGCATCGGGCACACCGCAGGCGTGAAGCCGCAAACGCACATCAGCGAACGGCAGGCCGCCGTTAACCTGGTGGAAGACGTGATGCGGGTGGAGAAAGGCATTGCGCGCTGCATGCCGGTTGCCATGCCGCCGCCGGTGTACGACGCCGTGGTGTCCTTTGCGTTTAACGTCGGCGTGACGGCGGCGTGTAAATCCACCCTGGCGTTTTTCATCAACAAAGGTCGATGGCGTGACGCCTGCGAGCAGTTGCCGCGCTGGGTGTTTGTGAAGGGCGAGCGCGTCACCGGCCTGGAGCGCCGCCGCGCGAATGAGCTGGCTTACTGCCTGCGGGGTGTCTGATGCGCATTTTAATTGTGTTACTGCTGGCGGCGCTTGCCCTGGCCGGGCTGCAAACCTGGCGCATCGGTGGCCTGCATGATGAAGCCGACCAGGCGCAGCGCATTATCGGCACGCTGTCCGCCGGTATTGAAAGCCGAGACAACGCCATTAACCGCCTGAGCGATGAGGCACTGACGCGGGAACGCCAGGAACAAAGCCTGCGCACACAGCTCTCACAAGCGGGGCAGTTAGCGCGGGATCGTGAAATTCACCTTCAAAGGTTACTCAATGAAAATCAGGAAATGCGCGACTGGTATAGCGCTCGTC